GCTTGCCGTTACTTTCGACCTGGCGAAATGCTTCGAGCACTGCAGCAGGGATACCAGCGTCGACGGCTTCGGCTTTGCTCGGTGCCTGGAAGCCGTCAGCCTGTGCGGCTCTAAGCGTAATCGGTCCGACAATGCCGTCAGCGAATACGCCCGCTTGCTCTTGGTAAGCTTTGGTCGCCTTGTCGATCGACACGCCAAATTTCCCGGATGCGCTGCACGTCGTCAGCCCTTGGCGGCGCAGGAATCGTTGCCACGCCTTCACGCCTTCGCCTTTGCTGCCGATCTTTAGCATTGTGCCTCCGCAAGCAACGCGCCCGCTGCCGATCCGAGGCAAAAGGACCGACAGCAGGCGCTACCTGATGCTGGCTGGTCGCTGTTTTGAGCTTGATTACGACGCAGCCGGGCGCAGTCTAAGCGCTAGCGGTCGTTGTGGCAACCCTTGATTGTGAGGCGCTCGACCGGTCCCCCAAGGGACGGGAGGGAGAGCGACTGCCTCGTGCGTACGTGCGCGCACGCGCGGCCTTAAACGGCTTATAGCTTAAGCTTAAAGCTGCTTATTTCTTCGGTTTGCTTGGGCAAACAGAAATAAGCTTAATTGCTGCAATGCTTAAGCATGTGTTAGGGTTTGCCTGTAAGTTGTTGTTTGTGCTTGTTTATTTATTTGCGTGTTATTTAGTTGACTATGGTGTGCTAATGGTCTTATAAGGGGTTGAGCTTGATAAACGCCGAAAGGCAGAAAAGAGGCAACAATGCAAAACTTCGGAATTGATATTCACTCTATGGCGATGGTCCTGCAGGCTTTAGAGCAAGCCGACAAAGCGCACGAAACGCCAGGCTCTAACGCTTATACCAAGGCGCGCAAGCTTTTGGCTGATGGTGGCGTTGATGCGTCGATCACCGCTTATGAGAAGAACGCGAAGCCGTGGTTCGTGTTTGAGATTGGCACGCAAGAGTAAACCCCAACGCCCTACGCCGGGATGGGCTCCGGCACGCCGCAAGGCAGAAAGAGGCAACAATGAAGCTACGCAAACCGCGCACGCTTGCAGATTTAAAGGCTGATCCTAGGGTTTCGCATATTGAGCACGAAGGCGCAGAGAGCGGCGTCTGGTGCGCTGAACTTGCTCCCGGTTGGGTCTTCGATCGTGAATGCGTCACGGTACTTGGCGATACGATCGCCGATGTCTGCGAGAGCATTCATCAAGAAACGTCTTATAAGCCGAGCACCTAATAAGCTAACGCCCTGCGCCGGGATGGGCTCCGGCATGGAGAGGCAGATGCGCCCCTTTTTCTCATATTTTGGTTCAAAGTACAGGCTGGCTCGCCAGTTGTACCCTGCGCCGACGCACGACACGATCATAGAGCCGTTTGCGGGCTCTGCCTGCTACTCTGTGGTAAACAATGCGCCCAGCGTGCTGCTCAACGACGTAGACCCTATTATCTGCGCTGTCTGGTCTTTCCTGATCCGCTCAACGCCTCGGTGCATTATGTCGCTGCCGCTGATCGAGCCAGGGCAAGACGTGGCAAATCTTGGCGTATGTCAAGAGGCGCAATGGTTTATCGGCTTTTGGCTGAATAAGGCAACGTCTAGTCCTAACCGTAAACTATCAGCGTGGTCGCTTAAGTACCCTCAACAATTTTGGGGCGAGCACAAGCGCCAGCAAATCGCTAAACAGGTTAATGCCATTAATCATTGGCAGATTAGCAACAAGCAGTTTTACCAATTAGAAAATCAAACGGCTTGCTGGTTTATTGATCCGCCTTATCAAGTCGCAGGCAAGAACTACAGATGCGGCACAAAAGGTATTGATTACGCACAGCTCGGCGCCTGGTGCGCTAGCCGCAAGGGGCAGCTGATCGTCTGCGAAAACGAGGGCGCTGACTGGCTGCCGTTTAGCGGCGCAACTGTCCTGCGCAACGCTCGCAACAAAGGCACAAAAGAGGTTGCGTACGTTTCAAACGGCAAACAAGCAAATCTTTTTGGCGCTAAGATTTAGCGCTATTTATAACGCCGCCCAGCGGCGGAGAGGCAAATAATGTTTAATCAACGGTTATTAGGCAGAGAGCAAAGGGTCGTCTTTTACAGAGAAAACGGCGACTTCGAGCGTCAGAAAAAGGTGTTTGACCGCACCATGCGTGACTTGATCCCGCTGCATTGTGGCTACCGCAGCTACAAGCTTACGCCACACGGCAAGCACATGACTATGGTATTTGTCGTCGATCCGACGCTTAAGCTGTCGGAGGGGCAAAAGAATACCCTTGAGTTGCTGGATGAGCACGGCAGCGTTAGCTACATTACGCAACTACACTTTGTCTTTGTAGGCGAAGGCAAGAGAAAGCGGCTGGACTTTAAAGGCTGTTTTAAGAAGCCAAACAAAAGTAATTTTAACCGTAAATCACTGGATAGCCTGATGGATCTAGGGCTTGTAAAAATGATCCGCACGATCGATCACAATGGGGATTTTACAAGCCGCACCTTTGAAGGCAGCGGCTTTCGTATCATCGAGACATTTCGGCGTCCGGGAGAGTCGAGCGATACCTAAACAACGTCGCACAGCGGCAGAGAGGCAGTAAAATGTCGGAAGAAGAGAAGAAATATAAAGCAGATTTTACGACAGACGAACTAGCGACCGTCATTTTGGCTTTAAATGAATTATCAGCCGAATTATCATCAAGAGTAGCAGACGCGAATGCTGCAGGTGACAGAGATACGGTCGCAACCTACATGTCTGTTTGGGACATATCGGCACACCTTAGCGAATGGTTAGGGGCGTCACTACCGCCCGAATATGTGCGGGAAACTTTGCCCCATGGCTAACAAATACACGACTAATAAGCGCGTATATCGTGGCGTGCTGCTGATGTACGAAAAGCCCGAGCTGGTGCAGATGATAAAGGATAATCAAAACGGAAACCTGGCACGCGTCGATCGACGAGGGTTTCAGCAAAACGAAATTGACGACGTGCTGCGCGCTCATCGCTGGGCGCAGTTACACAACAATATTGCGGACAGAATAGAGGCAAATAAATGACGCATCCCTATCTAGAAACCGAACGCTGCGGCGATTGCTTGCGCAACAGCTATCGATACGAAAACGCAGGCGATTGCGACAGTTGCAACGGGCGAGGCAGACGCTACGCCCTGACGACTCGGCGCATCAACAAAGGCGAAAGCATACGCATCCACGATCTGCTCTTGCAGAAAGACGCAGAAGGCATTCTGCAGGGGCGTTTCGACCATTGGGCAAATAACCAATGGGAAACGATTAACAGCAATAACCAGCTTGCACGCTTGCTGGATCGAGCAAGGGCTAACTGATGATCGTTGCCGCTAATATTTATCTTGCCGTCATCGTCATTGCTGCGTTCGTCGCAGGGATGGAAGGCTAGTCGTGTTTATCCGTTACGTGATCGGGCGCCCTACCGTGCCGCAAGAGCCTAAGATTTTAAAGGCTGGCGGCGTTAGCCGTGACGCTCGAAGGGACACGACGCTTGAACTGTACTTGCGCGCTTGCGAATATGAGCAGGTAACGCCTAACGTTGATTATGTGCAGCACCTAAAAGCGCGCGACTCGATCGCCTGGCAATACCGGCTCGACATTTACGCCGGCAAAGATCAGGTGCTCGCAGCCATGCAAGACGCCTTGCACGCACAAAACGGCATAAGCAAAGCTTACGACGATGTAAGCCTAGCGCGCAACGCTTGGGCGTGCGAGCGTTGCCGCTGGTCGAGTTACTGCGAAGGCGACCCGTTAGCGCGAGACGTTGACAACTGGCACGACGTAGAGAGAGCCAAGCAGCCAAGCGAAATTAAAATCGCCTACGGGCGAAGCCGGCGAACGCTGCGACGTGATCGCTTTGGTTACTGCTGCAGCCCGTCAGAACTGCGCGCCTTTATGACCTGCCCACGCTTGCATTGGCTAGAATACGTCAAGCGCATTCGCCAGGTGCGCACCGATATTAAAAGCTTGCCGATGCTGCTCGGCTCCATCACGCACGAAGCGCTGCGCGTGGCTACGGTGCAACGCAACGCTGATCTGCAGGTTGAAATTGAAATACTGATCGCCGAAATGATGCGAGAAATGCGTCTAGCGCCTGACGTGCAAGCTGCGATTGCTGACCCTGCGCAGGTGCGAGCGATAGCAGATCGCACGCAAGCCATGCACGCGCTGGCAATGCACGGTGTCGCTGAGGTTATCGAATGCGAGCAACGCAGGGCAATGGTTTTGCCTGGCACGAAAAAATGGCTGCACGGCATACCTGACGCCGTGGTGCGTATGCACGACGGTCGTGTCGGTGTGGTGGAGTATAAGACAACAAGCCGATCTAAGGACCTGATGAAACTTGCCGACAAATACCGAACGAACCCGCAAACCTATCTCTATGCTGCGCTCGTCGAGCGCGGCCAATTAACGCTCTAACCATAGGAGGCAAATATTATGGAGCGAATTGATTTAACGAAACCGCCAACGCAGGCAATGACCTTGTTGATTTACGGTCAGCCAGGCATAGGCAAAAGCACCGTCTGCGCGATGCTCGCAGCAGCAGCAGAGCAAGCAGGCGAAGGCGTCACGATGCTCGACAGCGAGCGAGGCTTGCTGCCCGCTGCTGTCGCTGCAGGCTTACGACAGAGCGAATTGCTAGCCGCTAGCGGTCAAGGCTCTGCGTTTGAAGTCTACAAGCGATTACAGGCGCTAATCACGCAACCGCAAGGGCTTGTTGTGCTCGATACTGTAACCGAGACTAGCGAAAGCATTTTGCGCGATCTAGCGAGCGACACAGGTACCGTGCAGATCCAGGCTTACGGCGAACAAAAGCACCGCTTAGCGCGCATCGTGCGAGCGCTTCGAGATGCTGCTGGTGCTGGTACTTGCGCAGTAGCGACAGCCCAGCAAGATGCGCAAGACATTGAAGGGCTGCCGGGCAACTGGCACCCGGCGGTGCGCAAGTCGATGGTGACCGATCTAGTAAGTCAGTTTGACTGCGTCGCCAGGCTGCGACAGGTGCAGGACCACGAAAGCGAAGCGCTGAAGCTGGAAAGCGGCACACGCTATCTAGACTTTAGACCAACGCACCAGCAGGTTGCAAAATGTCGAACCGCAAGCGAGCTGTTCGCAGGGCGTGCCACGCAATGGCACATTTACCCTATGCGAAATCAAGAAGATGCAACGCAGCTATATGCTGCACTAAAGCGCCGAGCGGCGCAGAATAAAGGGGCAAAATAATGTCTAACAGTTGGGATGAATGGGAACAGAAAACGAAGACGGCTTTCGAGCCGTTACCGCCTGGGCAATATGTGGCGGTCATTGATAACGCGTCTGTTGAGTACAACGACAAAGGCGCAAGAACTAAGATAACGCTTAAGGTTGTCGAAGGGCAGCACAACGGTCGCTTGATCTGGGAAAGCTACCCGCACATTGACAAGTTCCGCTGGTTTGGTCGCATGGCTTGGGAATCGCTTGGCTTCCAGCATGTGCCCGAAGGCGACAGCATGGAACAGATGTTTTTGAGCATTAGCCGTGCGTTGACTGACTCGATCGGCAAAGCCGTGCGCGTCACGACCGATCAAAAGACAAGCACCTGGCAAGGTCAGGCACGCGTCAACGTGATCGTACGCAGGCTGGAAGCTATGGCACCACCGCAGCAGCAGCAACAGCAGCCGCAGCAGGTGCCCGGCGGATATGATGCGCCATGGTGATCCTTGGACTAGATCCAGGCTTTGCTAACCTTGGCTGGGCGTTGCTCGATTGCAGCAGCGCTCAGCCTCGGTGTCTAGCCGGCGGCGTGATTAGAACAAAGCCAGACCGTAAGGTTGCGCGCTGTGACGATAACGTGCGTCGGTGCGGCGATCTGGCAGACGCAATTAACCAACTGCATAAAGAACACCGCTTTGCATTTATTGCGGCAGAGGCGCAGAGCTGGACAAGGCACGCAAACGCCGATCGTGCAGTCGCGCAAGCCTGGGGCGTGATTGCTGCGCTTAGCGAGGTTTACGGCTGCCCGGTGATCCAGATGCGACCGCAAGACGTTAAATTGAAAATTGCAGGCAGCCGCAGCGCGTCGAAAGGTGCTTTACAAAACATGCTTGAACATCAAGTCGGCAACGCACGCGAAATGCTGCAGCAACTTGCCAAGTCACATCAAAATCATGCAAGCGACGCTTTAGGCGTTGCGCTTGCAAGTCAAACGCACCCGCTGGTGCAAACCGTTAAACGAATGAGAGGCTAACCTTGACACCTAATGAGGCAAACGCCCGGCAAGCGGAGCTTGGCTTGCTGGGGGCTCTGATGCTGGCTACGAAGATCGACCCAGCAATAACCGAAACACTAACAAGCAACGATTTTGCAGACGCTCGGCACGCAGCAATCTGGCGTGCAATCTGCCAAGAGGTGCGAAGCGGTGGCGAAGATGCGCCCAGCTTAGTCGTCGTCGATTGGCTGCGACAAGCCGGCGATCTAGAACTTGCCGGCGGCTTAGAATACGTCGACAGCTTTAACAATCACACGATACAACGCAATTACGGCAGCGCCGCACAGTGTGCGCACGCTGTTAAACAATGCTCTAGGCTGCGCAGAATCGCCGCTAACGCAAAAGCAACGGCAGACGCCGCCGAAGGTTACGCCGAAGGCTCAACGGCTGCCCTAATCGAACTGCAGCAATCGCTAGCAGCGCTGACCAATGACACGAAAAGCGAAACCGTCAACGCCTGGCACGCCTTGACCTATGATCTTGAGCAAACCTTTCGCCCTGGCGTGCGCACGGCTACACCGCTCGATCAATATATGCCGCTTTCGCCCGGTCGCATGTTTGTTTTAGGCGGTCGCCCCGGTCATGGCAAAACGACGTTGACGCTGCAGATTGCTTTGTCGCTGCTCAAGGCAAACCCTGGCGCACAAACGTTGGTGGCGAGCTGCGAAATGACAGAACCAGAACTAAGCCTAAAAGCGCTGTGCTGCTTAGAGGGTCGCAACTTTATTGATCAGGTGCGCAACAATAAAGAACAAGGGCTAATTGCTGTTGCGCACGCTGTGCAAGAGCACGCCGACACGTTGCAGCGGTTGCACCTAAAACCGACGCGCAGCATGGACGCTATTATTGCAGAGGCGCACGCTTTACACCGAACGCAACCGTTGACTTGCGTGGTTGTTGACTACCTAAGCGCAATGGACGCGCCAGGCGGTGGCAATCACGACACGCGTACGCGTGAGGTTGGCGCTGTGTCTCGATCGTGCAAAGCGCTGGCGCAAGCTTTAGACTGCATTGTTTTGGCAGCGTCACAGCTTAACCGTGGCGCTAAGGACAGCAGCAAGCCAACGCTTAAATCGTTGCGTGACAGCGGCGAAGTTGAACAAGACAGCGACGGCGTCGCATTGTTGCACCGACCAGACCACGACGACGACGACGCAACAGCGCAATTGCTGATTGCTAAAAACCGCTGGGGAGAGTTAGCAACGATCAGCTTAGAACCTGATCTAGCTAACCACCGTTTTCAATGGGGCTTTTGATATGATGGACGCAAGACAGATCATGCGCGCAATGTTGTTAGGGCTAGCGCCGCCAGAGCATCGAGCTTTGAGCGTGGCAGAACTGCAGCGGCTAGGATACCGGGCGAGCACCGCCGAAGCGCTGGCGCTAGCGGCTAAAGAACAGCAACAAACCGAAAACTAAGCCGGTCACAAACGAGGCGCTAGCGATTTGCATAGTGCGATCAGGCGCCGGCTCTGGGCAAGCTGGGCAAGGGTCGCACTCGAAGGTTTTGCGTAACTCAACCTCACGCTTGCAGGCGATCGCTGCTTTAGCTCGCTTGGCGCTAATCAATACGCCGTCGCAAGGCACGGTGTCGCCTTGATCGACTGCCGCCGATGATACGCAGGGCGCTGACAATAAAATAACCGCTAGCATTTACCAGCCACGCGCGTAAACGCAGCAGCAAGCAGCGTGCCGATAATTGCCCAGATAAAAAGCACAACAAGCGCTAGCGTCATTTTGTACCCTTCTCGCCCCAATAAAAACCTATAAGGAAACCGAAGCAAACCCAGCTGCTGAGCATCGCCCAGAAAAGCCAATCGGTCAGGTTTATCGTCATTCATCAAGCAGCGCCGCAAGTTCTTCTCGGTCGTCTCGGCTGTCGCCTAGATCACGCAAAGGCTCGACCGCTTGCGTTATTTCTTCTTCGAGCGCTTCTTGCCTTTTTTCGTTTTTGGCTTGGGCTTCTTGACGCGCTTTGAGTAGTTCGACCCGTGCATGTTTTCGCTCCATTCGTTTTAAAGAAAGCATAGCAACAAAAGCCGACACTGCGCCGACCACTGCAAGCAAACCAGCAATAATCTTAGCTAGCACCGTCTCGACGCCTGCCATAATAAAGCGCCGACGCTGCACCTGTCAGCAAACCTGCGCCCACATTATCAAACTCAGCCCAGCCAAAAGCCGCAGCCGTAAACGTAAACAAAGCAACGCCCCACGTAGCGCACAAGATAAGCGCTGTCGGTGCCTTGCCGCCTGACTTCATAAAGCTTGGCATGATTTAGCCTACGTACTGAATAACATTGACGGTTTGCGCTGCGGTGCCGTTAACAAACAACGGTGAGCCTTTAATACAAGCTGTCTCAAACGTGCCGCCAGGTTGCACCAATACGCCCAGCACGCTGTTGCTCGGTCCGATGTTGACGTTGTTTGCGCCGGTGTTGCTAATAATCACATAGTAGCCTGTCACCGTGATTGCGTCATAGCCGCCCGTCAACGTTTCCTCGCTAACCGTTGTGTCATTATTCCAGATCGGCGCATTAGCTGCCTTTGCGTCTGTGGGGTTTGCCATTGTTTTAACTCCTAGGGATGCGCCGGCTTGCCGGCGTTATAGTCTCTTAAAATTTCGTCAGGTGATAAAGCGCGCCCGTAAAACCTGCCGGTGTCAATAATGCCTGTGAAATAATCTGTCGTGTTTCCTGAGATCTGGTGTCTGCCAAATTCAGTATTAAGTGTGCCCCAACTAGACACAGCTCCGCCATCACCCGCTGCGGTGCCTTGTAATTCGCCGTCTATGTAAATTAACAAGTTGCCGCCTGGACCCTCGTTTACAACTGCCATGAAATGAAATGTCCCGGTTGCATAATTGCCGGACGCTTGCACATTATTTAAACCAGAGGTCGAAACAAAAGCCTGCGCTACTCCGGTGTTATCACTTTGACTTAATAAAAAAGGCCGAACCCCAACATTGTCACGGCTTAAAATGCGTTCGTTTCCTTGTGTCGGTGGATCTGTGCTTTGATTGTACCAAACGCAAAGACTAAACGCCCCAGTGTATTGCAACTTTGTTGCATTGCCAATGCTTACAAAAGACTCACCGTTAAAATTAGGAAAAGTGAAGGCAGCGCCTATGGTGCCGTCAGTGCCATTAGCAGGCGTTGGCATTAAATCAAACCACGTTGATTCGCTGTGACTTAACCGCTCATAACGTGCTGTAGCGTCGCCGGTTGCTTGCGGTTGTTTGATGCGTTGCTTTCTCATGCTGTCACCTTATCTCTAACGCTGCGGCACGACAAGCGCCAACCATTGCCAGCCCGTCACACCAAAGCTAAAGCATTCTATTTTGCAAAACCCTGGCGGCAAGTGCAAACCTACGTCGCCATTACTCCACACCTGACCACCGCCAGGTGCGCCAAAACTAACGACTGTTCTGATTGACGGTTGCCATTGTTCGTTACGCCATACGCTAACGTTAAGACGCAAAATATACTCGCTAACCTGACCGTCAGTGAATGCCTTAACGTCAACGTATGTATAGCCACCGTTTCCCGTTGCGTCTTGCAGTGTCTCGCCGGTCAACGCCTTAGGGTCTGGCACGTTGCAAAATGTCACCAGATCGAAGCGTGCGCTGCTTGATGTAGGGCGCACAGGACAACTAAAACCAACGCCTAACGGTCTGCCCCAAATACCGCCACGGTGATCGTGCGAAACGCTAGGCGTGTCACCTGTACCGGTTGCTTGTCCGTCGATCCATTCCGCAACGCCTCTTGCGCTTTGCTGTATGCTGCGCAGTGTGCTGTGCAAACCTTGGGCGCTGTTGCCAAACTTGGCATAGCCGCCAGGCGATACAGGCCCACGCTTTGCTGCTGGCTGACTCATACCGAATAAACCAAACTATGCCAGACACGGACAAAGTCGCCGCTTGGCACGCTAATCTGTACTAACATCTCTAAAGGTCCGCCGCTGGTTAGGCTTGCCGCTGCCCAGTCGCCAACTTGTATTGTCTCCAAACCTGCAGCAGCGTTTGCGCTGTTTGCAACAATCGCCGTGCCGTCAATCGTGACCGTTACCGTAACTGCTGCGGCAGCGCTAAGCGTTGCGCCTTTTTCGATTAACACCTGGCTGCGCAAGGTTGCGTTGGAACCGACAGCAGCAGGCGCAGCAGCAAACGGCGCGAAGATAAACGAGCGAATAGGCGTCAGCGTTGCGCTGCCATCTGCCCAGCCGCCATTAGGTGCGTAATGCGGCAACAATGAGCTAGGCGCTGCGCTGCTATCTGATCGCAAGAAAGGCGCGCCAAAACCTGTCGGGTAATCGGTCAAAATGAATGCGTCGGCTGTTAGCGTCTGATCGCGCACGCCGTCGTGCGTGTGCCCTTGTGGCGCGCTTAGCGCTGTGCCTCGACCGTCTGCGCTGTTTGTTGTGACTTGCCATAGATAATCAATAGACTCGACGCTGCGCCCCATTACGTCACCGCTAAGCGGCTGATCGGCTGCAACTAAGGCGCTTGGTAAGTGGTGGCGCGTAGGTGAAAACGTCATTGGTTTAGCCTCACTTGGTCATTGTCTGCGCACCAAACCTCTGCACCATACACCGACCAGCAAAGCCCGTTTATGTATGCGCCTGTAAAGTTTAGCGCTAGTGTATGCAAGCCTGCAGATACGCTGGCAAATTCTGCAGTAATAACCCACGCATTGCGATCTTGTGACGCAAGAAAGTTGTGCTCTGTTATCACGCCGTCTAGCTCAAGTTGTAAACCTGCCACGTCGATGCTTGGACGCTGCACGCCGTTTGCCTCGCCATCTCGACCGTACAAAACCAAAACGTAATCTTGCGCCGTGTATACTTGCAGCATAGCCGCCCAGCAAAAAGTGTTTGCTAAGCTAAACGGATGCGCCGTTGCTGCAACTTGCGGATCGCCCATAGACGCAAACCCTTGCCAACGACAAGCAGGCTGTGCCAGCATGGCGCCTTTGCTGCCTTTTAGATGGTCATGTACCTGCGCAACAACCCGACCGCCGTTGCCTGGTGCTATGCCTGTCGTCAACGTTTCGTAGCTGTTGCCAATTGTTTGCCAGGCTTGCTGGAAAGCGTCGGCGCGCACAGGTTGTTGCGGTGCGGCAAAGTTGCCTTGCTGCTCTGGTCTAGGGTCTAAAATTGCTGTGCTCATTAGATCCACTCCTTAGCATTATCACCGCCTGCGCCTAGCGTATTGTTGGCGTCGGATAGCCACAAATAAGCCACTTCGTCAGCCGTCGGCTGCAAGCCTGGTCGGCGATTGCCTGACACGGCGTCAAGCGGTGGCTGCGTGCTTGGTGCGCTGCCGAACGTGCCGTAGTCTCTTGGCGTCATAATCTCGCCGACCAAAGGCGCAGCCGTTGCGCTAATCGTAATCTGCGCACCTGCGCCAATGCTTGTAACTTCGCCCGTCCACGTTACAGCGCCGGTATCTTTAGTATAGCCGTGTATTGCCCAGCCGACTGCAAAATATTCGTTTTCGTCAGCGTCAGCGCCGCCAGCTTTCAAACCTGACACAAGCCGGCTACTTGCTGCAGCCGTAAGCGTTAACAAATATTGACCACCGCCAAGCGCTGTAACTGCTGTGATAGCACCAGCCGGTGCGAAGTATCCGCCTGCGCTGTTGCCTACCGCCTCGGCTGTGATGCGCACTAAGCCGCTTTCTAGATCTGACTCTACGCCTGTCACAAGCGTTGCAACTGATACGCCTTGACCGCCTTTGGAGTCAGGCAGCCGTGCGTTAGTGACGCCTGCCGTATCACCGACGCGCACCAGGTGCTGCGTCCAGTCATGCTCAAGCGCAAACTCTGGTCGTGGCGTGTTCCATCGACCAAGGATTGCCGCAAGCTGCTCTTCGGTTGCTTCTAGTTCTTCAATCGTCGTTGGCTGCCGAAACCACGTTGGTGCAAATTCGTAATTGTCGCCGTCGTTATTTTCTGCCGTGCTAACGCCTGGTATATTCATGGTCAGGCGGTGCTCTTCGTCGATCACGTCATAATTGCCCTTAAGCACTATGCGCGTCACGATGCGACCGCCGATCCGCAACTCTTCGCTAGCTGTTGCTAGTAAGCTACTGTCAGTTAGTTGGTGGTCGCAGTTCTGCGTCGTGACGGCGTAATGCACCTGACGCACAGTCACCAGTCCGTCGCTGTCAATGTCAACAAACATATCGAGCAAACTTAGTTCGCGTTCTAAAATATCAAGCAGCAGCTCGCCGGGCTCGATTGAAATTTCAAAATCTTGTATGTCGCTTAGCAGGCGCGTTATTTCTAAGTCATTTACTAAACTCGACGGAATACCTGCGCCGAGCTGTGCCTGTCCGTTGCCAGGCAGCAAGTCATAGCTACCGTTTGACGTGTCACCTAGTCGGCTTGTCATTAGCTTTAAAACAACCTGATCGGCACGACCTCGCACCGTAATGCGTGGGCTTAGTTCTTCGCCTATCCCGAAAGGCTGCCCACGGTTGCCGTCAAGCGTTGATATAGTAAAGCCGCTTTGTCCGTTATACGGGAAAAGGTACGCATCGGGCACGTTTGGACCTGTGAACTGCTCGCCTATGGCGTTGCCGTGCCGCTGCCTGTGCGTCAATATCTGATCGCTCGAAACGTAGACAGACGGCACCAGATGAAACCTTGCACCGTCAAGCGCTGCGTAACGATCGCCAACGACTAACAAGCCCTCGCTTGTTGTCGGCACGCGTGGCGCTGTGTAGCCTGCCGGGTCTGCAACCTTGATCGGTCCTAGCCCTCTGCCGATCGGCTTATTGAAAAAGCCAAGAGCGTCTTGCATTGGCAGCGTCCACACGCCGTCACGAAATGACGGGATGCCGTCAACAGCATAAACAGCTGCTAGCCGCTCGTCGCCGTTAGGGTAGATCAAATATTCTTTAACTAAGCGACCGATAAAGCTTTGAGGTGATGCGCCGCAAGGCGTGCCGATAGCGTGACCGTACGGGTCGCTTTTGTAATCGCCAACGCCTGACGCACGCGTAACCGTTAGCGCGTCGTGATCTGCTGCGCCGGCGATGTTTGTTACTGTTACCGTCTCTGCGCCTACGTGCAGATCGAAAGGCACAGCGCCAAGGGCTGCAGTTAGCTTCGCGCCATCGCCTAGCCTGACCTTGAGCGTTGTTTGTACTTGGTCGGCTTCTTCAAAGAGAAACACCTGCACGCTGTAACCTGGCGCAAGCAGTTGTTGCACCGCCAGCGTATTGACTAGCGTCACTTCGACACCTGCTAGCGTCTTGCGTGTGCTCAACGGGTCGAGTTGCGAGCCTACACTAGTCAAACCTGCCAGCGGATACGTTGCGCCCGCTGCAGAGCTAAACGCCACAGCATACGATCCAGACGCCACGCGCATCTCGACCGTCAAGCTGTGCACCGTGCCGGCTGCTTGCGTTTCGTAGGTCAAGAGACGTAACTCCTAGAATCAAAACCAAACGTAAAAAACGGGAATCCGTCGATGCGACGAGTTGGCGCAAAGTCGGCTGACCCATCGAGCACCCAGACAGCGTCAGTTGTGCGCGTTGTTTTGTCTAAACAATATTGCCATTGTGCGCCGTCGCTGCAGTCTTCAAACCAACGCTCGAAGGCGTCGGCGTCGTGCGTCGTTGCTGTCAACGCTGCGCCGCTATGGAAAACGCTAGCCTCTGGAACGTCGGTAAACTCAAAGCGCGTTGACAGGTGCACGCCACGGCGTACCGTTACGACGCGCCCTGACACGCTAACGGCTTGCGCTGATTGCGCAACGCGTCGGCGTAGATAGCCAGAGCCCAACGGCGTAGGGCTTGCCCATGTGCCAAGCGCTGCTTGCGGTGCTGTCGTAACTTGTGCCGCTACAGTGTCGACGCCTTGACTAAAGCCAAAGCGATGCAAGTCAAAAGTCGTTGCGGCGTCAGATCCCAGAATGCGCAGCGTATGCCCAGCGCCAACGTCAATAACAACGCGCCAGGCTGTTGCATCCAGCGTAACCGTTGCAGCAGCTAGCGCAGCGTCTTGCGCTCTTATGTCTGTTTGCAGCACGGCGAGCAGATCGTTTGCTTCGCCATTGTCAGCCACAACGCCACTAGTCAAACCACCGCCGACCGTGTGCGTAAACTGCACAGCGCCACCGCCAACGTCATACTCAAAACGCACGTTTCCAAGCGTCTCTAAAACTCGAAAGATTGCCGGGCTTGCTGCAATAGCCATCTACGCCCCCATCACTCGGCGATGCCTCGCCATCTTTAAACCGCTGTTCAAAACGTTACTAACGCCACGGCGATCGTAAGCGTCGCCATTAAAGTTGATAACAGTCGTGCCGCCTTCGCTGCTGCCTGCTGTCGATGCTGCACGGCTTTGCCTGGTATCGGTCGGCGTGCTGCTTGGTGTTGCCGCTGGCTGCCCTGCTCGACTAACCGCACCGCTTGCTGCGCCCATAGCCAGACCGCTGGCTATCATCGCTGCGCCTGTGCCTGCCATAATCGGATTAGCCGTAGCCACGCCCTCGAAGGCGTGCAGCGTGCCACGCGCAACTAACTCTTGCCCGGTGCTAGCCAGCACAGCTTCGAGCAGCTTTGACGCGTTTAGCTCGCCGGCTTTGGCTTGCTCGAACAATGCGCCGGTCACCGTGTTGGCTGCTGCCATTGCCATCTGCGTGCGCTCTTCGGCTAGTTTGCGATCGAAAGCTATCGCCTCTTCGGCGCGCTGTCTGCGCTGATCGTGTGCCGCTTCGTCAAGAGCAGCTTGCTCTGCAAAAGCAGCAAAGCGTATGGCGCGCTCTGCTTCTGCTGTCTGCTGCGCTGTTTGCAGGTTAAAAGCTGCGTTGTCTTTGCGCACCTGGCGTTCAAAAGCGGCTTCTTGTAAAGTCTGTTTTCTAACGCGCTCAAGAGCGGCTTGCGCCTCTTTTTCAACGGCGGTTATTTCGCTGTCTGCCTTTTTCGATGTTTGCGGTTTTGTTATCTCTTTAATTGCCTGCTTAGTCGCTGCCGTGAGCCTACGCGCATCATCGATAATTCGCTTGGTTGCGGTATCGCTAAACCTTATACGCTCGTCTGCTGCTTTGCTGGATGCTTTCTCGACTTGCTTAGTAGTTTCAACCTGATCTTTTGATAGCTTTTTTTCTTCTTGGCGAAGTGTTCTTAACTCTGCAGACGCCTCTTTACGAGCGTCGCCAAGTCGCAATTCGCCTGATTGAATATCAGCGAGTAAAATTCCGCTAGCTTCCGCTAGCCGAAGTTGTTCGTTTTCTGCTACGTCCAACTCTTTGAGCAGCTTAATTTGCTGCCTGCGATTCTCTAGAAGTTTATCGTCAACCTCCAAAAGCTTGGAGCTTTGAGCTGTGACTTCTTGCAGGCTTCGTTGCGCAGCAAGCGAAACGCCGGCGCTCAAGGCGGCGTCGGCTAACGCTTTGAGCGCTTCGGCTTGCTTTTTTGTTTCCTCTTCAGCTTTTTTTGCGGCCTCTGCTTCTTCGTTCATTGCTTGCACGAGCATCGACAGCCCGGCAACACCTGCGGCAATCGCAATGCCTACCACGCCACCAGACGCAAACGCCGCAATAGAATCACCAGCAAGCAAAAAGCCTGCGCCGATCTTATCCGCAGCGGTGGCGCCCTCATTGCCAAACTCTATGACCGCCATCTGCGCACGCGCGAATGCGCCCTCGGAGTCGCGTAGCGGCGTTTCTAATTCTGACAGCCGACCGTGTAAGCCCTCGCCTGGTCCAAACGCTTTGCCTAGCTTCTCGCCGTAGCGATTAAGGTTTTTAGATTCCCGATCGACGCTGTCGCCTAAATCGCTAAGCGAATCTTTAGCTTGCTTAACGCCACGATCTACGCCGCTAGCGTCTGCTTCAATGCCTAAGCGTAATGTATCATCAGCCATGGCTTAACCTTTCCATCTCTTGCCGATGCTGCGCAGCTCGTGCCGCCATCTGACCGCTTACATACGCTTCGACACGATCGAGCAGAATAGGGTTAGCCGTAGCGATCGACGCACCGAATCGCCCCTCGGTATGCCAAGCCCAGCGGCGCGCCTGTGATACTGCCAAGCGCTGCGACAACGACCCGGGGCAGCCCGTCCAAGGTTTGCCGCCGATCGTCAAAGGCGGTGCAGGTTGCTTTGCTTGAAACCCTGGCAAGGTGCAGCCCTTCAGTTGTCGCGCCTGCTCTGGGCAGTTCGCGCAGTTAAAAACGTCGTACTGGCTAGCCCAGCCCGCTGCGAAACAGTGCTCGCGCTTGATCGGCGTCTACTAGGTGAGCCTGCACGATTGCGCTGTAAGCTTCCCAGAAAATACCCTCAAGCGCGAGCGCCTCCAGATCGTCAGCGTGCAACGCATCACCCTCTAACCGCAACGGCTCGCGCCCCTCGATTTCTCGAAGACTAAAGCCGACCACCTCACCAGCAACTTGCAAAATGCCCTCTTTGAACTTGCCAAGCTTCGCAGCGTCAGCAACAGGATCATCGCTTGTTCCATCTTCTAGCCTGCTCTCGATTGCAGCCAAACCTTTGCGCAGCGACGTGTCCCGCCCTAAGATCGACGACCACCGACCAGCAGGAATAAACGCCAAGCGCGCACGCTTGCCGCTTTCTAGTTCAAGCCAGTCGGTCAACTCGTCGGCTGTCTCTGGCGTAATGTTGTCTAGCGCTTCGCTCATAACAGGTGAATGCGTGCCGTTGCTGTGCCGTGGGTCGGGCGGAAACCTCGACCGCTCATTTCAAGAGTAGCTAGACCGCCTTCTTCGCCAATGGTCGTGTTGCACTGAGCCGCCGGGATCTCGATCACCACCGTATTGCCTGGCGTGTCGCCAAACTGCATGAGCACAGCGAAAACTTGATTGTTCTGAAACGATAGCGCCGCACCGTCGCCAAAGGTTTGCGAGCCACTAGCCAACAGCTCGGCGGTTGTGCCGTCATGGTAAAGCCGCATCTCGGTGGTGCAGTTGTTCTGCACAGCAACAAAACCTTGCCGCCCGTTCGTGCCGGTTGCTGCCGTGCGTGGCTGCACGTCGGTCGCCGTGTCAAAGCCTGCGCTGATCGCAGTGGCTACGGCAACGCCTGTTGTAGCGCCAGGCGTAAAGTTGCCGCTACCATCGACGCCCCAACTATCGTCAGCGCAGATAAGAACACGAGCGCCACGGGTTGAAACCGGACCCAGATTAGGCGCAGTAAATGTGCCAAACGTTGGCGCCCCTGCTGCATTTTGGTCTGCCGTCCATGTTTGTGCTTGTGCTGAATAGGTCGCCAAAAGCAAGCCGTCAGCGTCGCTAAACGCAACCGAGCCCATGCAGCCTTGAAACAAGCGGTCAATGCCTGAATCAGCTAGCCGACCATGCACCGTAATATGCGCACGCTCGCCTGCGGTTTGGTCAATCGGATAGGTGCGCATCCCGTAAATGTCGTCACCAGCTACCGGTGCATCGCTAAAGCCGCCGGTCATATTTGCAGCGCTGTCGCCTGCTAACGTTACTGTGTCGCCGACGGCATCGACAGCAACGATCGGCGCTGTTTCCATTTTGCCGGCAGCGTTGACCCAGCCGACAACGTCGCCAATAGCGTAACCAACAATGCCGACACGCCCAACGCCAAACTGCAAAACCCAACGCGTAGAACCTGCAATAACGTCTTCGCCTTGAATGTTGCGCTTCGTGCCGCCGGTGGCTTGCTCAATCAGCATATCGTACTGCGGCGCAGCCGTGGATGCGTTGACAGCGTTAGCAGCGCCGCCGCTAAGATCAAGCCCTCGCATGTAGAAAGCCAGCGACGGGCTAGCGTCTTTGTTGCCGCTGACACCTGCCGGCGTCTCGCCGTCACCACGCTGACCCGTGATGGCAATTTGCTCACGCGTAAACTCCATGGTCGTCGCGCTAGTAATTTCAAGGTCAATATAACCTGGCGGCACCATATCAGCAGCAGCATACTTTTCAGATAAATCCCAAGCCGTAGAGCCTACAACTGCGTTAATTTTGCCGATCTGCACGCGGTTAATTCGCTTCAGTGTCATTTTTACAACTCCCTCCGCACGCGTGCGGCTAATTCTATTTCTACAGAGTAAGCAGCCGTTGGCAATTGCGTAATGCGCCACGGTGCAGGTTTTAGGCTAAGCAGCCCGGTGTTTGTGTAATCGTAATTCATACGCAGCAAAGCGCCCATAATGCGCTCTGCGTCGTCGGTCATTGCGTCAGAATCTTTGCCTATGCTGCGCTGGTAGCGTCCCCGCTCATAGAAAATTTCGACCAGATAGGTGCGGTCAATATAAACGATACCGCCTGCACCGATTGCCGGCGCATCGGCTAAGCGCTGCAGGTTGCCGCCTGTAGCCAAAACCGAAAAGCGACGCCAAGCCTGGCGCCCTAAGTCTTCGATGCGGTCCCATTCAATAAGCGCAGGCGTACCGCTTAGCGTGGTGCCTGCAACTGTAGACGCAATCAGTGTTCGTATAGGATCGCTAGGCCAAGTCATCGGTCAATATAGACCTTTGCATGTTCGCTTTTGGTATCGCCTGACGGCGTGCCGTTTGCGTCGGTATCGACCCAGGCAAAGCGGTCCACGGTGTCACGCAAAAAGCTGTTTGCTTGATTGTTTGCCTCTTCGGCTAGGTCGACAAAGTCTGGTCCCATTGAACCAAACTCTTGCGCAGCGCAGCGAGCTGCTATCGCCGGCTCTAACTGATCCCACGAGCGCAGGTTGTACCAGCCAAAACCTATTCGCTCCATTGATTCAATAACAAGCGTTAGCGCTGTGTCTAGGCTTACGCTAAAATCTGGATCTTCCGGGCGCCCCTGATCGAGCAGCGCAGGGTATCGGCGCGTAAGGCTGGCATAGTCTGCAGGCTGCACGAGGTTTGCTGACGTGATCGCAATGCGCGTGACTTCTCTGTGCTCGTCGCCTGCTTCGTCGTTAGCGATAACCTCGAATAAATAAATCCCAGCGTCTAAAACGCTAGTCGTGCCTGATGCTAGATTGACGACCACCTCGTTAACAACAATGCGGTCACCGCTCGCAATGTCGATCGGCAAAGGATCATACAACACTGCGTCGGTGTTGCTGTCGCCAACTTGGAACGGCAGCGAAAAGCTGCGCAGGCTTTCCATTGTTCCCAGGCTTTGCGGTTGCACCATCAAGTTGCGCCAACCGCCGGCTAGGCTGTCGACCGTGCGAATGACTCGGTCACCACGCTTGGCGGCGCTGTTGTGCGCTGTCGTGTCAGGCATTGAGCCGACAACGTTGTCTTGACTTGTGACTAGGTCGCCACCTTCTTCGTACAGCCGCCAACTGAAAGTCGCCGAGTTAGGACGACCAAAGCTGCAAACATGCCTGACGTTGCCGCCTGTGCTTTTGTGTATGGTCTGAATCATCGCCGCTTTAGCTCCACCATGACGCCCGCCATATTCTCAGCAAGCCGATCCAGCTTGCCGTCTAACGCTTCAAGGCGTTCAATACGTCGGCTGTGATCGTCTAGCCGCTGTTCGATAACCGGCAGACGTTGAGCGGCAAGCACCGCACCGTCAACTTGTGCCTTTGCTGTACTGGCAAACCAGAGCAGTAACGCCCAAGTGACGACGTGCGACATAACGGTTAGGTGCTTGCCTTCGATGCTCAATCTTTCGCCTTAGCTTTCTTTTTGGCTGGCGCCCGCTTCTTCGGTGCAGGCTTTGCCGGTACCTTCTCAACTTCGATCAGGCGCAAAATTTGCCAGCCATTTGCTTGATATTCTGCCACGTCAGCAGCAGCGACAAGCCTTTGCCTGCCGCTACCGCTGACCATGTAAGCGTCAGCAGACATTATGCCGACTGCACGCAGACAAGCTGGTGACTCACCCTAGCAGCGCCGCCGACCATCGCAGCCACGGCGTTCATGCCCCCCGTGCCTATCAAGCACGATTCTTCCATTCGGATGTTCGGTGCTTTCTGCAGCACGAAACCGATCGAGTTGTCGATAGCAACTAAAGCACCTTTTCGCGTGTTGCCTGCAGCGAGCTGCACGCCGGTTTGCAATTCAGTGCCTGACCCTGCAGCGTTTACGAACGTGCTAGTTGCAACGCCAGCCGAAGAAATAACCGGCACGCCGTAATAACCGAACGCAACACCGTTACCGCTAAGCGCTGGAAACGTTGCCAAGATGTCTTCTCGGCTAATATAGTTCGACGAAGCGCGAACAGCAGCACGAAGCGCAGACACCTGCGCCGGATGCAACACAAACGCAAGCTGTCCAGGCGTACCAAACGACTTGCTTAGCTTATTGTTGCCTTCGGCAATCTCAAGCGCCAGTTCTAGCGTTTGAATATCCATTGCTGCAGGGTTGCCGCCGCCGTCAGTGCTGGCTGCAACTTCACGAACGCCGGCTGTGCCGAAAGTGTCGTCGAAGGTTGCGCAAACCAAAGCGTTGGCACGATCGCCAAGAGCTTTGCCTAAAGCGCCCGACAAGTTGATCCAGTCAACCTCTTGCGTTTCCATTGCGAGGTTAGTGATCTGAATCGCAGGCACCTCTTGCGGCGTTGCAACGATGCGCACGCTCTCAGGCGTGACAGTCGAAGGTGTAAGCGCTGCGCCTTCGGTAACGCTAACCGCTGCTAAGTTGTTAAGTTCTGCAAACTTATAAGCAACAAAACCCTGTTGCACGTTGCAGATGTCGAGGAGGTTAGCCTGATCGCCCATGCTTTGCTGCAAGACGCCAGACATTAGCTCGTGAGGGATTAACCCTGCTAAGCTGCTTGATGTAGTGGCTGACATTGGTTTTATCCTTTATCCGTAATGTCGTTTTAAATATGCCCTCTGTTCTGACCTCGTCATTTTAGCGATCTCCTCAGCCGTCGCTTTGCCGCCATTGCTCACAGCGGTTACACGTCCGGCGCTTGGTTGTGCGCCAATACTTCGAGGCATAACAGCGGGCGCAGATTGCGCCTGCAATGACTCAGCGAGAGAAACCGCACTGTCAAAGGCGTCGAGATCCGGCGTGTCGCCTAACTGCTGCTGCAGATGTTCGCGCACTGTATCCGGCAAAGCCTCGAATCGGCGATTGACCTGCTGCCTGTGCTTATTGCTTAGGCTGTTCAATCGTTGCTGGTTCGCTTCAAGCTTTGCAAATAGGTCGGCGGCTTTCGCCTCTGCCTCTTGTGCTAACTCTTGATAACGCCCCTGCGCCTCTTTTTCGGCTCTGTCCCTTTCTGCCTGCGCCGCTTCGAGCTGTGCTAGTCGTTCTTCGGCAGTTCGTGCCCTTTCCAGGGCGCTTTGTCTGCGTGCAATCGCTTCGTCTAGCTCTTTGCGGTTTACGGTTTGTACAGTTGCGTCCGCTACTGATTCGGTGGCGTCCACCACCTGGCTGCTGTCGGTCATTGTTAGACCCTCCTTTGTTTATCGCCGTTGTCGGCGTTGGTCAAATATCTCTTGCAATAGGTTGATCGCTCGCCTGCTGATCTGCTGGCGGCGTTTGCTGTTCTTCGATCCAAAGCCAAACCACGGGCGCTGCCTGTTGGTATAGCGCGCTTTCTCGCTAGGCAGCGCTTGAGGATGCCCAGAGAACAACGGACCTTGTCGCCTGCCGCTCGTTGCGCTGCGGTTGCGCCTTGGTCCTGTGCCTGGTCGCTTGCCTGCTTTGCGCTTAGCCGCTGCGGCGATAGCGTAAAAGCTGCGCTTTGTGTTCTCGCTTAATTTTGGCCACGCCTTGGCTAAAATGCTTTTGCGATCAGGATTGACCGTGTCGATGAAACCAACGGTGACGCCGTTATTGCGTGCGTCGGTTACGCTAATTGCGTTCAGCATGTGCCCTGTGTCCGTCAGATCAACACGCGTGCCACGACCTGCTGCCTTGCGCACCTCTGCATACAGTTTGCTGTATGGTCGAAACCGTCGGTTATTCTTATCTTTGCCTAAGTCTTGCGTCTCAACAATAATGCGGCTGATTGCCTGCTCGCCAATAATGCGCATCGTCTGCTTACCTGGCGGCTCGCGCAAAAAGTCTAGATCGACCGTGCCCTCTAGCTTAATGCCCCAGCTCATAACAACGCCGCCGCTTCTCGGTTTAGATCGTCGCCGTCAAACTGAAAGATCTTGCGCCCGTCTTCTCTTGCGTCTCTAAGGCTAGTCGCAACTAACCGGTGACGACAACGCCAGCCGCCCAAGCTTGGAATGATCGGCGGCTGCCTGCCGTCTTTATCTCGCAGCTTGCGCAAGTTGCTGTAAGCCGGGTCATTATCGATCGCCGCTAAATCTTCGGCACGCACAACCACGCCTTGCATCAAACGGCAAAACGGGCGCGTCGTTGCAATCTTTGTTCCTTGATAAATAAAGTAACGTATGCCGGCTTCGCTCGCCTCGATAAGCTGAATCTGCCGCACCATGCTCGCTAGCGCAGTCTGTACTGCGCTGCTTGCCCAGTTCAGCCATTGGCTAAACTCAGCATCGAGCGGCGCTGTGAGCTGTATGCTTGCGCGCCCTGGTCCTGCGATGCCTGCCACTAAATCATTGATCGGCGCATTGGTCAGCATTGCTGCTTCTACCGTCTCTTGTATTCTGCCGGTCATCGTAAACCAGGCGTTATCAAGGTTGCGCGTCATGTTTGACGCAAAGGCGGCTAAGGCGCTTTCGCTAACGGCTAGCGCTTCGCTGTCGCCGTCTGCCTCTCGCTCTAGTTCGTCGGCTAGTTCGCTATACAGCGTGCGAACAGTGCTCTGAAAACCAAGCCTATTCAACTCGTCGGTTAAACGCTGACGAATCAAGACGGCGCGCTCTAGGTTTAGGCGCGTGGTTTCTAGCCTGCCTTCGTCGGTGTCGAGCTCAACGATTAGCTCTGCGGCGAAAGCTTCCAGCCGGTCGATCTGACGACGCAAGGCGCGCTCAAAGTTGTTCGCTATGCCTTTATCGTCGATCGCCATGCGCTACGCCTCGCCGTTGCCTACGATGCCTAGCGCCGCTTCGGCTAAGCCTTGCCCTGCTGGTCGTATCTGCTGGCGGTTGGTGTCGATGTTTGCCGCTAGCCTGTCTTCAGCTTCTTGCTCGCTAATGCTCAACGCTCGCGCCATAGCCTGCGCAGCGGTTAGCCAGTTTTTGCTTACGTCGTGATCGAGCACGCGCCGCTGTGCCTCTTCGTCGCTTGGTATTGTCGTTGGTCCCGGTCGCCAGACTAAACGCATTGTTGGGTCTAGCGGTGTGTCGCCTGTCATTGGCGCGTAGGTGTTCCAAGTAGCAAGCGCAATTTCCCAAGCGTCGTCTTCCTCGATGCGCTCGAACCGATTTATCGACTGTGCGCGTGCTAACTCGCTTTCTAGATTCTCAACCTTGAGCGCCACGCCGCTAAGTTGCGGTCTGTTCTTCGGCGCCCAGCTTGACGGTGGCAACCCTAGACGCTGCGCTTGCTGCAGCAAATAGTCTTGCAGCAACTCGACGTGCTCGGAAAGTCGGCTGTCTGCTGTGATGCTCTGCAAGCTTTCGCCCTCTTCGAGCACGCTGACACCGCCTGGCGTGATGTTTAGCGCGCCACGGGCTCGCTCGGTGTCTAGCGCTGTCGCAACGTAAGAGCCGTAGCCGCTCGTCTGCGCTCGCATGTTTATATCACACCAAGCGCTATTGATTGCGTCTTGACTCTGCAGCAGGTCAACTGGCGGTCGAGGATAGACTACGCCGTGCCCTTTCTCGCGCTGCACCCAGATCATCGGCAACACCGTGTTGCCGTCTGCGTCTTTGATCGGTGCCGTAAAATCCATGGCGTCAGGTAATGCGCCAAGTTCAAGGCTACCATCTTCTCGCACGACCACAGCTTGCCAGTCTTCGCGACCGTTTTCATCGACGCCGCGCCAATAGGCTAGAAAGCGTCTGTTCTCTTGATTGTATCGCACACCCTTGTCTGTCGCTAACTCGATAAGCACGGCGTAGGCTGCGCTGATGTCGTCTGGTCGGTCTACGTCAGGCACGATGTGCACTAGATGCGGCTGCACAACGTTGCACTCTATGCGGTTGCGGAAGGTGTTCCAACTGTAGAGCATAAGCCCAGCGCCAAACAGATGCACCGTGCGGTCCAACCGTTGCCATACTTCCCAATAGGCTGCGTCTCGCTGCAGCTTCTCAAACGCTGCAATCTGCGCAGGGTCTTCGACAGCTTCGCCGCTTTGCTCGTCCATCAGCGTGCGCGCTGCTGGCGTCAAATACACGGTGGCTTGCTGGTCGATCCAGCGACGCAGCACAGGCAGCACCATGTTCGTCGGAAAGCGACGGAAGGTTTTCGGAAACTGCTTTTGCAACTGCGCCGTTAAGCCTTCTTGCTGTTCGCCTAAGTAGTAATCGTTGAGCATTTCGCAAGCGTGGCGGTAGCCGTAGGGTCGCCATTCGCTGCTCAACTCTAAGATCTGCTTTACCCAGTCGGCACGCGTCGTTATCGCTCGCTGCGATATGTCGCGCATCAACTGCTGCGCTGGTCCGTTGATTAGATCGAAATACACTATAGCCGCCTTTCTTCGTATCGGCGCGCAACAAACTGTTGTTGCTCATGCGCCACCGTCCGGCGGCTGACTCCGTCCATGTTTGCCCAGAAATAGCGCGCAGCGTCGCAAGCGTGATCGTGCACGTTGTCCTTTTCTGGTGCTTCCGTGTTGCCCTTGAATCGATAAGAAAGCAACGACCTATGCAGCCCACGCTTGCCGCCAGTCGTTAGCCGCTCATGGACTAAGAAGCGTGGCGGCGAGCCGTCTGCCGGGTCCATTGCTGCGCGCATGACTTCAAGCCCGAAGGCAATGCGGCGCACCTTGCTACTTGTGCGATAGCGTGCCGGGATGCCTGCACGCCTTAGCACGTCAACGTCTGTGCGCCCTGCGGTTGTGGCTTGCTTGCCTGCAGGGTCGCACCATACCTCTTGCAAGTTGTAACCCTTCGCTAGGATGCGATCGGCGAGTTGTTCGGTAGTGGTGTCGTTTGGCATTAGCTCGTCGAAAGCTACCCAGGCTTCGCGCTCTGGATGCCGACGAAAGAAAACGACAGCCGGCGACCGGTAACCAAAGTCGAGCCCTGCGTAGGTTTCGGCGTCCTGCTGCCAGTTGCAAGTAACCACGTGCTGCCCTGGCTTGTAGTCAAACACCTGCCCTTCAAGGTGCACAACTTCGCCCGATAGCTCTTGCGCTGCTAGCCGTGCGCTGTAGAGCCCTCGCAGGCTGTCGATGTAGCCGTCTGGCAAGTTGTCGACGTTGTCCTCTGTCGCCGCTTTGACGACGTGCACGCCTTCGTCTAGCCGCTCGCCTGGATTGCCAAACGCATCGTGAACCCAATTGTAGCCGCTAGGCGTGCCGGTCAATAGCACTTGATGCAGCCAGCGCGTCTTCGATCGTATGCGCCCTGTGATGGTGGTCCATATTTCGGCTTTCATCTCTGCCGGCTCGTCAAGCCAAGCCCACGCAACCTGAATACCTCGCAGCCTGCCCGGTCGCTCTGCAGATCGCAGCAACACCTTGCTGCCGTTGCTCCACGTATACGATCGCTCTGTGCCGTGCCACGTTGCCACAACCTGACGCGGCCATAGCTCCTCGATCTGCGGGCGAATAACATCATCGAGCATCGAGTAAGTCGGCGAGATGATAACGCCTGTTGTACCTTCGGTGTGCAGCAGCACGTTAGCCGCTGCCCATTGGCAACCGACCCAAGTCTTACCCGTGCCTAACCCTGCTCTGAAATACACAAACCGATGCGGTGACATGAGCACCTTAGCCTGTGCCTCGTGCGGCTCGCCAAACTGCCACCGCTCAACCGTCGCCATCGGTGCGCCCTTTGCCTGCCTCTATGCGTCGATCAAGCCAACCGCAGCCCTCAACGATCAAACTGCCGTTAGCCTGTATGTCTAGCCGCTGTTTACCCCACTGCTCCGGCAACCGGCGTTCGAGCGTCCACGCTGCAGCCTGCCAAGCGCCATCACGAGCTGCGCCGTCGATCAGGCGCAAGCGGTCAAGCTGGAAATCGCTGGTCGCCTTTTCATAGGCAAGCAGCAGTTTCAAGAAAGCGCTTTCGCGCTTACGTGGTTTCTTGCCGCTGTCAATGTGACGACGCTCAACGCCACCACGTCGCAACCATGCGTTGAGGCTTTCCGTCGAGATGCCCAAATGCAAAGCAGCGTCTTTCTTGCTTAGACCTAAGCGCACGCATTCAACGATGCGATCGATCACGCTTTCCGTAGGTCCAGAGCGTTTTGCTACCATTTCACCTTATCCGCCCAATAAGCTGCGCTCATTTTGCCTTTGGCAATGTTCTTGGCGTGCCTGGCTTTAAAGCTGGCACGGCGCGCTGCCTCTGCCTTGGTGCTGGTCTTCTTGCCCTCACCTCGCACGCCCTGCTGACCGAAGCGAATAAGCTTGATCTTGTCGCCTTCCTTGGCGAGCACAGCGTGGCTCTTCGTCTTGTGCTTCGGTGTGCGCTTCGGCTTGTTGTAGCCTTTGAACTTTTCGCCTGCTCGCTCTACGGTCATTTCAGCGCGATCCTCATTTCCCGTATTTGATTTTCTAGGTCTTCGAGCTTGTCAGCGCTACGGGTTAGCGCTGCTGTCATTTCGCTGCTCATGCTGTCACGGTGCCGGTTTAGATCGGCAATAACGGTATCGTATCGAGCTCGCATGGCGTCTTCTCGCTGTTCGTGCCGATCTTGCAATGTGTCGATCTGCTTTTGAAACCTTAGCGTCAACGACTGCAGGGCTTGCTGCAACTTGTTCTGCTGCCATGCTAGATAACCAGCAAACAAGCCCAGAGCGCCGTAGTCGGTCAGCGTTTGCAAGATCGCATCTTCCACCGCTAGCCCTTGACGATCTTAGCCCACGCCTTGCGTAGCCTCGTGTGATAGCCGTGCTTTGCATAGGCTGGTCCGTTGTACAGGCGAGCTAAGCCCGTCCAGTCGATCGGCGTTTGATTTGCGGCGTAGCGTGCTCTTGGGTTAGCTGCGAACCATTGCGCAACCAGCTTGTTGCTAATGCTTTCCGGGTCATCGTCAAACGCCTGAACGGCTGCGATCGGGTCACCGTTGTACAGATCAAGCAGATGCGATCCGAGCACCTGAAATAAACCCCAACTCGTCGACTTTATCGCTGCTTCTGCGTCTAGGCTTGCGGCATGATCGAAGGCGGCTCTATTCGTCTCGCTCGGCTCTGTGCTCCAGACGTATTTAGCCCTTGTGTAGGGCACTTTGCTGCGCAAGTCTGGCGCTAAGCGCAGGAAGATGTGCGGCTCGAAGCGTACAGCGGCAGGCTT